CAAAATAGAGTGGTACTTAAAAACGGAGTAAAGTATCCTGGTAATGAACACATGGGAGCATTTGGTTGTGACTCTTATGATATATCAGGAACCGTAGATGGTGTAGGTTCTAAAGGAGCATTACACGGCTTAACCAGGTTTAGTATGGAGGACGCTCCTGCGAACAGCTTCTTTTTAGAATACTTATCAAGACCACCTACGGCTGAGATATTCTTTGAAGATGTTTTAATGGCATTAGTATTTTATGGAATGCCAATACTCGCAGAGAACAACAAACCTAGATTGCTTTATTATCTTAGAAGAAGAGGTTATAGAGGGTTTAGTATGAATAGACCAGATAAGATATGGAATAAATTATCTGTAGCAGAAAAAGAAGTTGGAGGTATTCCAAACTCCAGTGAGGATATAAAACAAGCTCATGCGGCAGCGATCGAAATGTACATTCAAGATCACGTTGGTATGAAACAAGATGGAACCTTTGGGGATTTATATTTTAATGATTTGTTAAATGATTGGAGTAGATTTGATATAAACAAAAGAACAAAACATGATGCTTCAATAAGTTCGGGTTTAGCAATAATGGCAAATAACAGGCATTTGTATAGACCTAATCCTAAAGTAGAAAAACCAAAACTAAATATAAGTATTGCTAAATACCAAAATGGTGGCAGTATGTCTAAATTAATTAAAAAGTAGATGGCGCATACAAAAAGAAATATAAGTTTTCCTAGTCAAGTCGTTAGCGATGTAGAAAAACTAAGTTACGACTACGGTTTGAAAGTTGCTAAAGCGATAGAAGCAGAGTGGTTTGAAAACGATAGGCAAGGTAATAGGTTTAAGACCCATAAAAATAATTTTCATAATTTAAGATTGTACGCTAGAGGTGAACAGTCTATACAAAAATATAAGGATGAGTTGTCAATTAATGGCGATTTGTCCTATCTTAATTTAGATTGGAAACCAGTTCCAATTATTTCTAAATTTGTAGATATAGTAGTAAACGGTATATCAGAAAGAACTTATGATATAAAAGCATTTTCCCAAGATCCATACGGTATATATAAGAGAACTGAATATATGGAATCTTTATTAAGAGATATGCGTAGCAAAGAGTTTAATGATGTAGCTGCTCAAACAATGAACATTGATCTTTATGAAAACGATAAAGAAACTTTACCTGATTCAGAAGAAGAGTTAGAGTTGCACATGCAATTGACTTACAAGCAATCCGCTGAATTAGCTGAAGAACAAGCGTTAAACGTTTTGATGGAAGGTAATAAATATGAATTAACGAAAAAACGATTTTTTTATGATCTTACCGTTTGTGGAATTGGAGCTGTTAAAACAGGATTTAATACTTCCGAAGGTGTTACGATAGATTATGTAGACCCTGCTAATCTTGTTTATTCTTACACCGACTCTCCTTATTTTGATGATATTTATTACGCCGGTGAAGTTAAGTCTATTCCAATAAACGAATTGGTAAAACAATTTCCCCATTTAAGTCATGAAGACTTAGAAGAAATACAACAGCAATCTGGTAAATCACATAATCTCAACTATCATAGTTTAGATGATGAGGATAGCAATAAGATACAAGTATTATACTTTAACTATAAAACATACATGAATGAGGTTTATAAGTTAAAAGAAATGGGTACTGGTGCTGATAAGATTATACCTAAAGATGATACTTTTAATCCTCCAGAAGATAAAGAAGGTGGATATTCTAGATTACTAAGATCTATAGAATGTTTGTATGATGGAGCTTTAATATTAGGAACTAATAAACTTCTAAAATGGGAGATGGCTGCTAATATGATGAGACCTAAAAGCGATTATACTAAAGTTAAAATGAATTATGCTATTGTAGCACCAAGAATGTATAATGGTAAAATTGAATCTTTAGTTGGTAGGATAACAGGTTTTGCTGACATGATACAATTAACACATCTTAAGCTACAACAGGTAATGTCAAGAATGACACCTGATGGTGTATATTTAGATGCCGATGGTCTTGCTGAGATCGATTTGGGTAATGGTACAAACTATAATCCACAAGAAGCACTAAACATGTTCTTCCAAACTGGATCTGTTATAGGTAGAAGTTTTACTTCTGAAGGTGATCAAAATCCTGGTAAAGTACCTATTCAAGAAATATCAAACGGACAAGGTGCTGGAAATAAAATGCAAGCTCTTATTGGTAATTATAACTATTACTTACAAATGATAAGAGATGTAACCGGATTAAACGAGGCTAGAGATGGTAGTACACCAGATCCTAAATCTTTAGTAGGTGTTCAAAAATTAGCAGCGGCTAATTCTAACACAGCAACAAGACATATATTACAAGCTGGTTTATTTTTAACAGCTGAAGTTGCAGAGTGTCTATCTCTTAGAATATCTGATATTATAGAATACTCACCAACAAAAGATGCTTTTATTCAAGCTATAGGTGTTCATAATGTAGCAACATTAGAAGAAATGTCTAATTTACATTTATATGATTTTGGAATATTTATTGAATTAGCTCCAGATGAAGAGGAAAAACAATTATTAGAAAACAATATACAAATAGCTTTATCTAAAGAAAACATAGAATTAGAAGACGCTATTGATTTAAGAAATATTAGAAATGTTAAGTTAGCTAATCAAGTATTAAAAATACGAAGAAAAAAGAAGTTTGAAAGAGATCAAGCGGCTCAACAGAAACAAGCGGAAGCTCAAGCGCAAGCACAAGCTCAAGCTCAACAACAGATTCAACAAGGAGAAGTTCAAAAACAACAGCAGCTAACCCAAAGTCAAATTGAGTTAGAGAATGCTAAAGCTCAATTAAAAGGAGCCAACTTAGATAAAGAGGCTCAAGTTAAAATGCAGCTAATGGATCATGAGTTTGAGTTAAATTTAAGATTGAGAGAATTAGACAAGCAATCCGCTAAAGAAGATGGTAACATGAAAGAAGATCGAAAAGATCAAAGAACAAAAATACAAGCTAGTCAACAAAGTCAATTGATTGACCAAAGAAAAACTGGAGCTCCACCTAAAGATTTTGAATCATCAGGTAATGATGTTTTAAGTGGTAACTTTGGTTTAGGTAATTTTGAACCTAGATAAACTATTTATTAATTATTATTATATTATATTATGGAAGAAAACGTAGAAAACGTAGTTGAAGAAACTACACAAGATCAAACTGAGGAAACACCTCAAGTTGATGAAAGTAAATTTGAAAGCGCTGGAGATGATAGCGTAATAAAAGTAGATTTAAACAATCCACCTAAAGAAAAAAAAGATGAGCAACCAGTTAATGATACAAAAACCGAGGAAGTTCAAGAAGAGGTTGTTGAAGAAAAGACTGATAAAGAAGAGGTTGTTGAACAGTCTACAGAAGAAAATGATGAAACACCTGTTTTAGAAGAGATAACAAGTGAAGAGGTTGAAGAAAAAGTTGAAGAACTAGAAGAACAAGTTGCTGATGCTATAGTAGAATCTCAAGAGACAGGTGAACCGATACCAGAAAATATCCAAAAGCTAATGGACTTTATGGAGGAAACTGGAGGAGATTTAAATGACTATGTTAAGCTTAATCAGGATTATAGTAAATTAGAAAATAAAGATTTATTATTTGAATATTATAAACAAACAAAACCTCATTTAAACTTAGAAGAAATTAACTTCCTTATGGAAGACACGTTCTCTTATGACGAAGAAGTTGACGATGAAAAAGAGATACGTAGAAAAAAATTAGCGTTAAAAGAGCAAGTTGCCAGCGCTAAAACTCACTTGGAAGAGAACAAATCCAAATACTATGAAGAAATTAAATCTGGTTCAAAGCTTACGAGTGAGCAACAGAAAGCAGTTGATTTCTTTAATAGATACAACAAGGAATCTGAAGAGAATCAAAAGGTAGCAGATAAAGCTAAATCTACATTCTTACAAAAAACAGACAATGTTTTTAACGACAAGTTCAAAGGTTTTGAATATAACGTCGGGGATAAGAAATATAGATTTAAAGTAAACAATGCTAATGAGGTTAAAGATACTCAAAGTGACATTAATAATTTTGTCAAAAAGTTTTTGAATGAAAAGAATGAAATGTCAGATGCTAAGGGTTATCACAAATCTTTATACACAGCGATGAATGCTGATGCTATTGCAAAACACTTTTATGAACAAGGTAAAGCCGATGCTATGAAAGATAGTGTAGCTAAATCTAAAAACGTTAATATGAACCCAAGACAAAGTCATGGTGAAATAGAAACAGGTGGTATGAAGTTTAAAGTGTTAGGTGATAATACTTCTGATTTTAAGTTTAAAATTAAAAATAAATAACAAATTTAAAATTACAAAATTATGGCAATTACAAATGGAACTAATTTGAACAGTGTGCCTTCTTCACAGAAGCAAACACTTTCTTCAAATTATATCGATTTTACGTCTACAGCTACGGCTGGTTGGGCGCAACAATATTTACCAGATCTTATGGAGAAAGAAGCTGAGGTTTTTGGAAAAAGAACTATCTCAGGTTTTCTTAATCAAGTAGGAGCTGAAGAGGCTATGACATCCGATCAGGTTGTTTGGTCTGAGCAATCAAGATTACACATCTCAGTAAAAGGTACAGTGGCTGTATCTGGTTCTACAAATGGTACGTTTACTGTTATTAGTGATATTGATGGTAATATATCAGGTGATGGATATACGGTAGCTAATCACGGTGTTAGAACAAATGATATTGTACTTATCGCAAGTGCTGGTATCGTTACACAATGTTTAGTTGTTGATGCTGACACTGCTGTTATACAGGTTGAACCTTATGACAAAGCTGATTTAACTGGTCACGCAACAACGGCTAGTGGATCTACTATGTTAGTTGTTGGTTCTGAGTATGCAAAAGGAACATCTTACCTTGATGGTAATGGTTCTGCCGCTAACTCTCGTACTCCAGCTAACGAAGCTACATTTAAATCTTTCACTAATAAACCAATTATCTTAAAAGATTACTATGAGATCTCAGGATCTGATGCTTCAAGAATTGGTTGGGTTGAAGTTTCAACAGAAGAAGGTGCTGGTGGTTACTTATGGTACTTAAAAGCTGAAGCTGATACAAGAGCTAGATTTACTGATTACTTAGAGATGGCGATGCTTGAAAGCGTTGTGGGCTCGAACTCAACAGTTGTTGATACAACTTTAGGTGCTGCTGCTGATGGTGGCGTAGGTACACAAGGTTTATTTGCTGCTATCACTGATAGAGGTAATATTACTTCTGGTGTTACTGGTGTTAACCCTGCTACTGATTTAGCTGAGTTTGATGCTATATTAGCTGAGTTTGATAATCAAGGTGCTATTGAAGAAAATATGATGTTTGTAAATAGAGCTACGTCTCTAGCTATGGATGACATGTTAGCTTCTATGAATTCTTACGGAGCTGGTGGTACTTCTTACGGAGTATTTGACAACTCAGAAGACATGGCACTTAATTTAGGTTTCTCTGGATTCCGTAGAGGTTCTTATGATTTCTACAAATCAGATATGAGATACTTAAATGACAAAGCAACAAGAGGTGGTATTAATGCTGCTGCTACTACTGCTGCAATTAGAGGTGTTATTGTTCCAGCTGGTGTTTCTTCAGTTTATGATGAAATGTTAGGTAAGAACATGAAACGTCCTTTCTTGCACGTTAGGTATAGAGCT